AGTTCTTTACACAAACTTTGTTCAAATTCTTCTACATTTTCACAGTTAAATGTATATTCTTTGTCTTTATTACTATAATAGACTACTTTTACAGTGTTTTCAACAATATTGATCGATTTAATAGCTGAACTGATCAAATTGTCATACATTTTGGACATTTTGAGTTAAATGTGTGTGTTTAAAAGGAAAAAAAGCAAAAAACCTTAAAAATTAAACTTTCTCAGTTTTTTAACTTTTTAAAAAAGTCGTTTTTTTGACTTTTTAAGATTTTGAGAAAACCTCGAAACCCATGGATACAATATACTGTGATTCTGAGGGTTTTGGTGGGGTTCTGTGCCACTCTGAGACCTGTCACATGCTTTGTTGACTTTCGATGGGTAGCGTGCTAAGCCAACGTCTCTGGAGTACCTTCTGAGTTACTTCACAGTATCTATAGAGCTACCAAGGTATATTTTTTTAACCTTTTCTTATTATGTTCACCGAGGGGGAGAGATGGTTCAAAAACCCTGTGGTGGACTGGTGCGCTTCTGTGTTGTATAGTCCATAACATTTACTGTTAGACCATTAGTGATACCCTGTTGCCACCACCATGCCCTTAGTTGTTCATAGTCATGGAATGTATGTTCGTTGACTGTGTAATAATGTCTATCGTATGGTGCTGTTGATGTAGATGTAAACCAGTTACTATCCTTTGTTGTTGGTGTCACTTTGCTTTTCTTGTTTGTTTAGTTTAAAGTATAGTTTGTAGTAACGTTCTTTCATCTCTTGTAGTATAGCATTATCATCATCAAACCCCATGTATTTGGTTAATTGGTATGATCCTTCTAGTTCTGATAGTAAGCGTAGTATATTTGTTGATGATTGTTTCATACCACCATGAGACCACTGATTAAGATAGTCTTGTTTACCTTGTGATATTACTTTGTTCTCTTCACTCCCCATGTTAACTCCATAGCAATAGTAAGTAGTAGTATGAATGATAGTATGAATAGAGTGTTCATTTACATATTAAGTGATTTGTATACTGCTTCGATATGCATATTACCTTTGATGTATCCTAATGCTATGATGATTAGGGCGAATAGGACACATGCTAGTAGTGATAGGACGAGGGGGATAGTAGGGTTAGCTACCTGTGTATTGGTAGCATTTGTATTTGTGGTCGTATCGATCGATGTATTTTTGTGCGTGTTCGATACAGCAGAACCAACATCGTTTGTCTTCTGTGAGGTCATGTAAGAAGATTGGGAACGTTTCAATATAGGGAAAGAACTCAATCTTGCGTGAATTCATAACCTTCAAGGGAAGAGGTTTCTTCGACTGACGCTTCGATGTAGTCGTCGTAGACTTGATCGTAGTCTTTGCCTTCTGACTCCGAGTTGTAGTATTCTTGGAGTTCTTGTTCTTTGACTGTGTACCAGTCGTAGTCAGAGAGCGTTGGTTCTTCTTTAATGCCGCTTGTGTTTGTGACTTTGGTGAGGATGATTTGGTTTTGTTTGACGCTCCATGCGAGTTCGTCGTTTTCTTCCCAGTCAAGATGTTTGAGGATGTAGGGCGGGATTTCGATGAAGAGGTCTTCCGTGTCGGCATACTGTTGCACTGTGGTAGTAAAATTACTTGACATAGTTATTCTCTTTCAACCACTTATATGTAAGAGGAGTCGGTTCATAATCTGTCCACATGGTTCCACGAGCACAGGATTGTAGTGCTTTCATAGTCATGTGTTCAGTTCTACCTGCCCAACCTGCTTCTGCCTCCCATGGTACACTATGCTCAGGATATGTACGCTCTGCTAATACTCTCCAGATCATAGGTACATCTTCTTCAGGCATGATAATAGCAATCAAACTATTATCAATAGTGCCTGCCATACAATCTTGTGCAGCGTGCCAACCTTCATGACGCATTAGTTGCATCAATACATTAGGTTTATTCATATATCTCTTGTTGAGATAGATGTTATTACTGACAGTATGATACACACCACGATGCATGATGGGGAAGTAACGTTGATCAGCAAGGAACACTTTGATACCAATAGCATTCATCGCTTGTAGCATAGTATTGAATTCATATGCTACTGGTGTGAACTCTTCAGTGTTAGTATAATTTGAAGAGATATCTAAGAGAGAACGTACTTCCTCCACATCTTTAGTACATTCACGCACTAGCATACAACCCATGGCATCCATAGAGTTATATCCTTTAGTGATCTTACTCTCATCAGCAGATGCAGTAGTAGCAAATGATGCTGCTGCTAGTAGTGCAATCGTAAGTTTTTTAATCATGGTTTGTCAGTAATCCTCATGTTCCAAGCAATAGAAATACGATCCTCATCAGTGTTATTAGTCATGACACGGTGAAGAATGTGTGATGGGAATATCACTAGCGCACCCTCTTCAGGTTTAAACCATAGAGAGTGTGACATACGATGTTCCTCCTTGAGTTTCTCTTCCATACTCATCAACAGATTAAACTGTGGATAGTTGGATGGATTCTCAAGTTCTAAGTCACCAACATCACCTTCAGGAACCTTGACATAGAAAATACCAGCAAGATCACAACCAGGGTGAGTGTGACGATCGTTTGATGTGCCTGGTGGATTTATATTATACCACAGATTACCTGCTTGGCAAGTATACTCTTCTAACAAGAGTTGATCTAAGATCTCAGTAGCACAACCAAAGATGTGTTTTGAGAATTCTTCAGGTAATTTAGTTGCAGGTGACTGCCACCCGCCGTTGTTAGACTTTTGTACTGATTCTTCCTTGTCTCTTGTCTCATAGATGTGAGCAATCAGATCATCACGAAACATGTGATAATACTCATGCATAACAGAGAGAACGGGCACTGGAAATGCCCTCACCAAATCAATACTCATGACTTACTTCTTTCCTCATGTTCTAGCGCACCTAGTTCTTTGATACGCTGTAGTAATTCTTCTGATTCAGCATATTTACCCTCATTACATGCTGTCATGTATTTGAGGATGAGATCACGCATATCATCAGAGATTACAAATTCATTCTCTGAGTTCGTCATAGTTAGTGAAGAGTGTTGGTTCATTATCTAGTTGATTGGGATCCATCCACTCATAGAACTCATCAGCAAGTGCTAGCGCATCATCGATGTTATCATTTGCCATGTGATAACGGAAACGCTCAACAACATAGTCATAGATCTCATCACGCTGAGCAGAGATACGCTCAGTCGTTTCCTGGTCGTTGGTGAAAGAGTAGCTCATAGTTTGTTGGCGAACAGAATGTTAGCGAGGTGATCGTACTGAATGAATTCTACATCCTGGGGGAGCAGAGAGACAGCAGCAGCGGCAAAATCGTTAGGAAACTTCTTGAATAAGCGCCAATACTTCTCAACACCCTCATCATCAAGATCTTCGTGCGGAAGCACGCGGATCTCCCATGATCCACGAGTATATCTGTTAGGATATGGTTGAATAAACTCGCGGATGTGCTCTTGTAGCATGTTCATTTGACAAATACCGTGGAGGGTGAATAGGTTTGGAGGAAATCGTATGCTGCTTTGTACATTTTGTACTCTTCAGGAAGCATATCTTCCCAATCAACAGTATCTCCTGCTGTCCAATCAATTGTACCGTCGTCCTCATCAACGAGATAAGATACGGGTGATCCGTTCTCAAGCATGATTGCCTCTCCGTTGATGACGACATACATGAGCTCGTGGTCCATGGTTCTCCTAGAATGCTGGTGAATGTAGTGTACTATGTATTTGATGATGTGTCAACCTTGATAGTATGCATTCTTGTACAGATAACCGCCAGACCAGTCACACTTCTCAAGCACAAACTCACGCTCTTGAATGATACGAAGGTCGAAACGTGGTTCTTTCACTGGTGCTTTGAATGATGCTGCTTTGTGCAGTTCACCAGTCTTTTTGTTGATGAAAGCATGAACACTACGGGAACCACTCTCAGTCTCCATGATCACTTTGTGATACTTGCGACCAGTCTCATAGTAGAACTTGTACAGGCAATCACCACGCTCGATGGACTCAAGACGCTTTGCTTTGTACTCAGGATCAGTGTTGTTGAAGAAGTTAGCACGGCGGATGCTATCCTGCTTAAAGTCGAGCACGAGTGCCTCACAGAGCATCTCAGTCCACTTGAGCACGTTGGCAGCGATCTGCTCACGGGCGTCAGCGGTGGCACAGTAGTCAGCGAAGGTGGTGGTCATGAGGTCTGTTGCGTTGATGAACTTAGTATAGGGCAGGATGGAGGTCAGATAGTCCTGACTGTGACACTAGTCGTACCGTCTTTCTTGAGTTGACGACCCATGAGATGGGAGTGCAACTTACGGGCAGTGTCCTGATCCATAACATCATAGACTACCTTGCCCTCTTCAGGAGTGATAGCAGTGACGCGGAAGATGGTTGCCATGGTGTTTTGTGTTGATGAACTTAGTATAGAGCTCAGGCGTGACCGATGTGCATCATGCGGTGCAGTTCGTCAACTGTCACCTCGAGCTCCGCTGCTGCCTCTTCATCCCAGTTACGATTGTTTGCCTCACACTGTTGGATGAACATAGGGTCATTACACATTTCTTCAATCAAGTCGTCAAATGTAGCGGAGAATGGATCTTTCATGAATTGGATGGACATAGGATCAGCAATAAACAGGGGAGTAATCAGAACCAGTGTATGCTTCAGTGTTAAAGTCAGTTACTTCAGCACCGTTGGCAAGATAGTTGCGAATATCGTAGAGAGCATCAGTCTTGACACGAGTGGTGAAAGAAGTCATCTGCTGAGAGATCTCTTCAGTGGGGTGCCAGATGACACGCTTGACGAAACGCTTGCCACCAGCGACAGGGTAGAAGTCGATCTGTGTGGCGGAGGTTTGGAGTTGCATGGTCTCTTGCGTTGATGAACTTAGTATAGGGTAGATCAGGCGTTGCGGATCTCACCACCGACCACTACGTCAGCTGGCACACGAGAGACAGTGTAGCGGCGGATCTGACCTTCAAACTGACGCCATGCCTCAACAGTCTCGTTCACGATGCGGTTGTGCTGACGATCCATGCCCTTAGCAGTGGTACACTTGCCACACTTGCGGAAGTACACGATGGGGTGCTGGGGAGCGTCAACAGTGTCGATCTCGATCTTGTAGAAAGAGTGCTTGACGACTTGGACGGTCATGTGGTGTTCCCTTGACGACTTCTATAGAATACATCATTCAGGGTCTGGTGGGGCAGATGGTAGACAGTTCTGCAACTGGTTGTACAAGGCACTGGCACTGACCTTGTGATGGTAGGAATACTGTTCAGTGTGACCCAGAGGGCATCCCATCATCATATCTAACAGAAATCGGACCTGTGAGGCGCTCAGGGGGACATTAATGGTATCGGTAGTCATGGGCAGTCAGGACGCCTTACAGGCGCTTCTAGAGGGGTCAGGGGAACGATGCCCAGGCAGTGTCCACTGCATCATGCAGTTCCTGCTTGGTAACACCAGTTGATTTAGCAATATAAACTGCTGACAACATCATACCTGCAATATCATCACCTAGCATACCCATGGCACGGTTGCAGTTATCACACAACCAACCACGATGCTTGAGTGTAACGTGACAGTGATCAAATACTAGTTTTGCTTTAGTAGGATCATTCTTCTTAGGACCAGGATCACGACCACAACGATCGCAACATGTTCCAACAGGCGGAACTTTAGGTCTACCAGCAAGTTTGAACGCGGCATTCTTACCTTTACCCGCTTCTGCAGTGCATTTCTTACACTCAGGACGGAAGTATTTGTCACCACCAGTGTTAGTAGACTGGTTCTTACCGAAGAATTCTTCAGTAAGAGGGTGCTCAACACCACACTTTGAGCAGATACGAGTCTCGTTCTGCGCTGCTTTGGTGAGAGGATCAGAGTGCGTGAGCATGACTGGAGTGTTGTATGAGCGTATTATAGCATTAAAAAAGGTGCCGTCAAGCACCTGTGACAATTATCGTAGTGGTGGACCCATCGCCCATCCCACAACAGAGCGTCTGATACCTTTGGTGACAGGAGACACACGATGCAACATAGTTGATGGAAACACAATAATAGTACCCTGATCTCTAGGAACAGGATTAATTTTGTATCGTGGTTTGTCTTCAGGAACTTTACTATCCAAGAAGTTTACAAGTTGCATATCTCCACCCTCATAGTCATCAGGATCAGATAGTTGCAAGGAGAATGATAGTTTACGCACTTGATCTCTTACCTTAGGCAATTTATCTCTATCATTACCAATCGGTTCAAGTGCTGGTCTAAGATCATCATAATGCCATGTGTAATGTGCATTCTTATCATACAGAGTATACTGGATCTTGTCACTTGACCACAAATTATTCAACTCATAATTAAAGAATGTTTTGTTTGCAACGTTGACATAGTGTGCCATCATGCCAGCAACCCAACTTGTTGCAGGAAATAGAACAGTTCCTGACTTTCTTACATTAGTATTATGTTTGTGTCCCACGAGTCTGCCATTTCGCAGAGGACCATACAATTCATCCTCTTCAATCTGTTTAACGATCTCGTCACAAATAGTTTTAGAAAGTTTTGTTTGAATAGTCCAAGGATACATTAGTCAGAAAAGATAGGGATAATATTAGTTTGAGCATGTTGCGTTTTGTTTATGTGCTGCTCCCACAGAGCGGCATCTTCCAAATTGTAAAAGATCGCTTCTTGGCGGGAAGTGCCTTTCTTCTTGTTTTTCATCCACACAACTGCGTACTTCATGCCAATAATCAGGGTAAACAACGAGATTAACATAGTGACGACCCCACCGTGAGTTTGCACTCGTAGGCAGTGGGATGTCTTTGAAACAAATGGTGATATAGTATTCACTGATGAAAGAAATATAACCTGTGACCTCACCATATGTCACAGGTTGGAGCAACTCAAAGTCAATCGGTTTCATCGAACGCTTTACGATCTTTGTTTTGTGGTTTAGGGAAACGGAACATCTCCTTTAGATCGTTTAGTTCATTCAACTGTTTCTGCAGATTGTCAATCTGTGCTTGTAAGATTGAAAAGTTGTAATCGTTGTTATTTTGCAGCATGAGCATGTTCTCTACTGCTTTTTTAAGGTCCTCTTCGTTCATGTCAAAAGCGATTGGGGATACTATTTAAGGCAGCGGTGACTTCAACTTGGTCGATGTCATCAGTTAGACCATCAACAGGGCGATGACCCAGAACTAATTGTAGCATACCCTGTGCTCGTTCTTTGTTTTTCTTGTGATATGTAATAATATCTTCGATGCAGTCCTTAAGATCAGTGTAGAACTCAAGGATCGAAACTTTTTCATCTTGCAGGTAGTCATCGACAGCATCTTGCAGTCGATCTTTACGCTGTTGAGCGTAAGTTTTATGCAAGAACTCCTCAGTTCCTTTCAATTCGGGGCGTCCATCAGTTGTCATGGTGATTAAATTCCTCGTTGCGACGACGGTCAAGGTAGGCGATAATTTCACCACGCCATTCTAACAGTTCATGATAGCAGCACTGATCATGAGCATCTTGGCGCAGTTCATGGTCTGGCTTCAATACACTCTCGTAAAAGATGTAGAATGCATCCTTACGTTTTTCATGTTTGGTGTTGTCGTTCCAGTCCATGTGATTCTAGCGTAGTCCTAGGTATTTTAGATTGTTTTGTTAGGATATCTGTATATCCTCATACTTTCTTTATTATTCGACCCGATCGACGGATAGTATATCACAGACAGGAACTTCATGCTCTCCACCTATGATATACCAGTGCATCATCTGTCCATGATACTCAGGATGTGCTTGATACTCATGAGTATACTCACGCTCACCGCAATACATTAGTTCGCTTTCTGGAATATCGTTCTCTTTTAACATCGCTTGCAGCTGCATGTGCTGCAACTCGATCTGCGTGGGCACTCTCATTAGATCTCCAAATGCTTTGCCACACTAGCACAGGCGTCAAGCGGTTGTCAAGTCCTCAAATCCAATCACGACATGGTGATGAAGATATATTTCATCTAGTTGACCATCCTCATCAAATAAGTATTCTAGATCAAATCCAGACTTACCTACACATTTCTCTCTGATAAATGCTACTTGCTCTGCAGATAGAATATTGATAGCATCATCACCAGTGCGACCTAAGAATTCTATGTACATGTCAGCAACTTGATCTCTCTGATCAAGAGCTCTCACTACTCCCTCTTTGCCCATAAACTCTGTTGTCTCAACAAAAGGATATAAGAAACGAAGATAGTAATCTAACTTAGTTGACTCTGCATAGAAATCTAATTGTGCTTCAACGTGATCTCCTCTGTATTTGGGCAACAAATTAATTCTACGTACTAAATCATTCTTTTCCTTTTGCTCTGATAGATTGTATATTGGATCTACAATTCTAATAGAATCAAATGACATATCTGGTTTATATTTGATACCACAGATATATGTCTCTTCTGGACCAGTATGCATAGCAACAGGTTTTTCATTACCTTCCCACTGCGCTGCCTCTGTACCATCATCATCATTACAGATATGATTGATTCTATCTTTAAGATCAATCAATTCAGGACATTCAATATAGTTACACATCCCTCTCCATATTGAACCAATCTCTGACTCTAGTTCAAATGGCATAGGTTGTTCAGCAAAATATGATAGTATTTCACCGTCCTTGTACTCAATCTGAAGCACTTTTTCATGCTCCATGTAACCATCATATGTGGTTGGGTTCTCATATGAAAAGAACTTACCAAGTTTATGTTTTACGTTAGAATCTAATGCAGGAAGATATTGATCATCAGCGAGTGATGTAAATCTTCTAGGCATTCCCTCTATTGTAGAAACATGCTCATATGTGGTGAGACTATATTTCTCGATTACTTGGTATCTATCAGAAAACATTATTCGTTAGTAGCGATTTGTTGTCCCTGATCATTATATAATGCATAGAAAATGTAATTTACAGGGTTAGTACAAGTTGCCTGACTCTGTGGAAGATTATCGTCTAGAAATGTCATGGTATCAGTGAGGTTCTCAACCTCCATGAAAACATGTTCAGAACTCTTTAATGCTGTCCACAAATCCAAAGGCAAGATAGTTTTGTACATGTCCCATGATGCATTAATAGCATCGACATCTGCTGTACTATTCCATCCAGTCGCTCTAAAATAAACAGTTGCTTTACCTAGCGCAGCAGCTGCTTTTTCAAGATAGTTGTCAAAGTATGAGACTTCGTATTCTGTGTTCATGTTACTTTAGTATTAGTTTCCAAGCAAAGGTTACTCGTAATCCAGTAAATGCTCTAGTTGTTGCCTCTGCTGCATGTTGTATATTACCAGGGAATAATATAGCAGAGTTAGGTTTAGGGTCATGATAATACATCTCATCATTACCTAAATGAAATGCAGTTTTGCCTCCCCAGACAGGTCTCCACGTAGGATTAGCATAGTATAGAAATGTTCTACCTGAAGAATCATACCAATCAACATGAAATGAACCCTGTGTGCCAAATGTATGACCATTTGCATACACATCACTTAATTCATAATCTTGCTGGGTCTTTTCCCTGATAATATTTAGAAGGTCATGTGAATAAAATGGATTGTCCATTAAATCCATACGCCAAAAGTCATATCCACCATGAGTATTAGATCCATGACCAAATTGCCAGTTAGGACCCATTATATCCTTTCCTAGTTTTGAAAACGTCTCTCTATCGAAGACATCTGTAAAGAATTCAAATTGATCCATATTGATTAATTATCTTACAGTAAACACCATGCAACTTACAACTAACTTCATGTGCAAAATCTGATCCATCCTTGACTAACAAATCATCAATATCATGTATGTTTTGTACTACTTCTCTGATGAATTGATCTTGTATCATCGATTGCATCCAACAGAGGAATACATGTCTAGTACCAGATAATACTGGTTTTACCTGATGATGCAAACTTGATGGATATATTAATGCTTGTCCTTTTTTTAATTTCTTCTCAACAACAGTATCACCTAATTTAAGACATAACTCTCCGCCTTCATAATCATCGTTCAAAAATACTGTCATACTGTAATGATGAATGATACCAGCACATGGTGAAGTGTCATAGTGCCAACCATAAAAATCACCTTCATCGTATCGTGCAAGGTATCCTTGTGATACTTTTTTGATGTTGTATCTAACTCTTACTTTTTTGAATAATATCTCATAAAAATAACGGACAAGTTCATTATAAACTTGTCCATCATAGACAGTCTTATTCTTTTTGATAGGTGTGTCGTTGCTTTTTCTACCATCCTCATACTTTAGAAGATGGTATTTTGATTTAATATGATTTAATTGTTCATCATCTAGAATATCAAGTTCAAATATCATTAACCATCTCCTAGTTCATCATCAGTTGCAACTAATCTAGTCCAATCTACAGGTACTTCATCCTCAACTTGTAACAGTTTCATGAGATCAATAACTTTTTGACTCATTTTCTTCCTAACCTTAAACTCTTGTCCAGCAAAGGCATAGATGTTAGCCTCACCAGCAGCATAGAAGTCAGATGATGCTTCAGTATCATGTTTCACCCACTGATTGGTATCATTAGCATCTAAGAATGCTGGAGCATCTGTTACGCCATCATCTAGTTTACCATTTGGATACATTTTATCATATACTGCAGGGTCAACTGGAAATTTCATTTCATAAGTATGCTTGAAATAATCTAAACCAGATCCAGCAAACTGCTCGTCTGATGGTTTTGGTGTAGAATTATCTCTAATCCATGCTCTCCACTGGATCCAGCGTGCTTTTTCTCCTTCATATTTTTCAGGAACATCAGAGAGAATTCTCCAATCCGTTGCTTCTAACAAAGTCTGTCTTTGTCTCTTTAGTTTTAAGTATCTTTGATCAAAGAATACTGCTTCATGATCAATTTCTTTGATAGATGCTTCTACCTTGAAAGTTTTAACTTGCTCTGTTACTGTAAACAGGTTGCCAATATGCTTAGCTAATTCTTCTGCTTGAGCACTAGTCGCTGCAGTGAAACTATATGTGTTCCAGTAATATGTTTCTGTCTGGAAATTATACTTTTTTCTTTTTCTCTGACAGAAATAGTATCCATCACTATAGTATTGAAAATACTCAATCTGGTCAGAATCACTGTGCCACAACTCATCAAGAGTTCCAAGGAATTTTGTCAAAATACCTTCAGAAATCATCTCACGCCTAAAGGCACGATTGTCAGCATTCTGAACCTCCATATTACTGTCCTGAGGACGAATAATATATTTGTTGATAAAGTCAATCTCAACAATAGGTTTTCTTTCATCCATGGGTCTTAATGTACCATCCCGTCAAAATGTATTTATCTTGAGTCAACACCGTATTGCCTTTATGAGTATGTGTGTATCCTGCTGGCCAAAATACAACTGTTCCTGCAGTAGGACGAATCCTTCTTCTCTGATATAAGAACTCTGTCTCTGCCTCTCCTTCAGGCATATCATTCAGATAAATCATCCATACAAGTTCTCTTGCAGAGTGACCTGCATCACCATTCTCATAATGCCATAGATGATAACCACCACCTGGCGGAGTCTTCTGAACTTTAATATCAGTAGACAATAGCGGAATTTGATTCAATACCTGAAATTGCTCTACGTAGTGCTTTGCACAAGATTTAAGAATAGAATTAATCTGTGAGGCATAGTCTGCACTATGATAGTTTAGCATGAAGTTGGCATCTCTGCGCTTCATCTGACCACCATAATACTTTTCTGATTGAAAAACAATCTCTTCGTCTTGCTGTGGAACTAGACCATGATCATCCATATTAATAGTTGATCCCATATCGAAGACTTGATCAACATATTCAATAATTGTGTTACATAATGGTCTTGGCATGAAGTTTTCCCAAACCATAATAAAGTCTTGGCAATCAGACTTAGTTATCTTTGGGTCAAGCATCAATTCAAGAGGTCTATAATCAGGAATCTTTAACGATGTCATAAAAAAAGGTCAAAATGCTTTGATAATGTATTTAGACTTGTGGAATGGATTGATAATTGGAACTTGTCTTTGTGGTCTCATAGCAACATCAGGAGTTGGTTTTTTGAAACTACTCTTGAATGTAAATGTTCCCTCAGTCATATCCATAAAGACTTCACTCTGAGAAAATGAGACTGGAATTTGATCATCAACATTTGAACCACCTGTGGGCGAACCAATTTGATCAACTCTAAGTATTCTATCAGCAGTGCCACCTAATCCATCCCAATATGCTGTAGAAAGCACATCGCCAGTCTGATATCCAGTTCCAGCATTTAGAATTTCTTGGACAATAATTCTGGTATCCATGAATCCACCACCATTACTAGGATCATATGCTTCATATCTAATTTTCAATCGCATACCACTACCACTACCACCAGTCATATCTTCTTCTCTTTCTTGGAATTCACCCGCTGATGTCCACCACTGTTGACCAGCTTGTCTATATCCAGGATCACCTATACCTGCTGTAAAGTAAGCTCCATTACCACCTTGGTCTCCACCACCAGATGGATCCTGTTGTCCAGCTTCATCAACAAATTTATTAGACCAATAGATTTCAAAGGATATTAATGATCCTTGAGCACCACCACCTAAACCTTTTCCATATCCACCTGCAACAGTACCAGAACCACCAGTATTACCACCAGTAAAATCGTCCTGAACATTATTAATAATGTTTGTCGTTATCTTATGTCTATGTGTGTTTGTAGTACCACCAGTAGGAAGATATGTATCAACTCTAGCAGCTGATGTTCTAACGTCAAGAACACCAGTAGCTTGGAAAATTCCTCCAGTATTAGGAGCTCCATCTCCTGGTAAACCTCCCCAGTTAACTGGTTCATTTACTTGCTGTAAAGTAGCACTATTCAAAGCATCATATGGCGATGGCCACCATACATCAAAAGGAACTACATTTGACTGGAATGTATATTGAGAAAGTGGAAAATCAGGGACGTTGGGACCTTCGTTGGGATCGCCTAAGTCAGTAATATTACCAACTGGGAATCCTGTTGGGAATCCTTGTTCAATAATCCATGTATCTAAGTTTGTCCAATCATCTCCATAGTAGAATGATAATTCTGTACCAAAATCATTAGAAGATACTCTATCGAAGAAGTTTTTCCATGATTGACGTACCTTCTGCTCGGTGCTTCCACTCTCAGCATCATATGGACCACCTGGGTTGGTATCTTCAGAATCTTCATATTGAATAATGATAGGATCAGTTCCAGTACGAGGTGTTCTAAACATCATTCTACCGCCAGGAACATTACCCCAAACAATCAACGGATAACCATCAATACCATCAGGTTGTGCTAGGATATAAATGTGGTTGTGTGATGGAGTTGCAACAGGAATATCAGATAGAGGACCAATTGTAGCATTTACTTGTGATGTTGCTGGAATAATGAATGAAAGATTGGTTGTAATGCTCTCTAATTGTCGCATTCTAACAGTTCCCAGTTCAAAGAATGGACTGGTAGTTCCAGTTGTTCCAGAACCAAACACCTGTTCTAATGGATCTGCTCCAGCAGCACCAACCTTATCAAAATACCAGAATCCACCACTATTGCCAGGATCAAATACTGAATTGCCACCAACAGGGAGACCTGCTGAGTTGCCTCTTTGATTATCAACAAAACCTGTTCCACACAATCTTCTATTTCTATAGTCTGGAAGATTAAAATTACCAGTATATGTGGTATAAGTTACAGTTTCACCACCAATAGTCTGTGACGTAGTTGTTGCCTGACCATTACCACCATAGGTATTTCCGATAACTTCCCATAGTGCCCAATATTGTGATGCACTGAGAGATCTACCATCACACTGAATAAATCCATGATATCTAGTACCAATAGATCCGTCTAGGTCTCCATAAGTTCCGCCTGCTTCTTTTGGAACTGGCAGAACAGTTCCCATAGGATAACCATCAAACTTATCAGTCTTTTTACTATACCAACTACCTTGCTGAGTAGAAACTACTGGTGGAGAAGCATATGCTGTTACACCCCAAGTAAATGAATTATTAGATCCTGTTCCTACAGTGACTTGTGTGTTAACTGTAGAGCTTAATGCTCCTGTTTGTAGAGATATCTGGAAACTAGTATTCTCTGGTCCAAATGTTCTTGGACCAGGAGCAGGAGTGTCAAAGTCAATCGAAATCAAAGAACCTGCAGTTGAACTAGTAATAGTAATAGGAACATTAATACCAGTTACTTGTACAGGACTGCTACTATAGTATTGGAATGGTGCCAATCCAGTTCTTGAGGATGGAGCTGTAAATGATGCAACGCTATCTGGTCCAGTTCCAGTTCTTACTTCCCATGTAGAAATCTCTCTATCACCAACCTGAATCTTAGCGTTTACTGTAGTTGATATAGAGGTCGAAGATTGTGCATATAATTGAATCTGATCTCCATTAGTCACTGATGCTGGGAAAGTTCCTAATGATCCATTATTAATTCTAACTCTAACATCAGACGATGTTGCTGACACTAGAGTAACTGGTACTGAAATACCTGTTCCTAGTCCAGAAATACCACCATCAGGTTTTTTATCAGACGCAATAAGAGTATCCTGTAATACACCAGTTTTTGCTGGAAAACTAAATTGATTTGGATTTGTTGATGGACTATCACCAGTCCTAACTACCCACGTAGATCCATCGCCTGAGGCGATGCTAACACTCATAGTTGTTGGTGTATTTGCAAATTCTGATGACTCTACACGCAATTGCATGTATTGTCCATTTTCTACTGTACCACTACTTGCCCATGCACTACCACCAGAGAGAACTTGAAATCCATCACTGTTAGTCGTAGTAGTATTTGTACTAGCAACTTTAAATTGACCGCCACTACCAATAGTACATAAACCTGGCGCAATCATTCCACTTAAAGGAATAATTTCATCACTATAAACAAATGTCTCAGTTGGTTGATCTTCTTTATCAGAGAATACTGGAAATGGTTCTGGTTTGTTTACTGGTGCAGATTTTGTTTTAAGTTCCCATCTCTCATATGTTGTTCCAACACCAAGCGTGATAAGAGTTGTTTGGTCATTATACAATCCTGTTCTACCACGGATTTGAATTCTGTGACCATTCTGAACTCCTGGTGTATTTGTATTCATCCAAGCACCAAACCCATTACCAGTATCAAAACGTGCCGCATAATAATCTAAACTATTAGCATTTGAAGGAACTAATCTATTAGTAGAAATAAAAGTAGCAGCTACAGTTGTGTCAGTTAGTCCAGAAATAGTTACAATTGTCTCTAAATTTCTAGTACCATCTGCATATGTGTATAATGTATTTAATTCCGCTTCATCTACACGAGCAAGTGGATATGGATCGGGAGTAAAATCTTCAGGTACAGTTTGAATCTGCCAGAACGTAGAGAGATCACCAATTTTAACAGCTACTGTAAGCGTGGTATCCCAGGTGTCTGGTGCCTTAAATTTAAACTGTACGTAATCACCCTCTGATACGTAGAGTGGATCATTACTAGGGGCATATGAATAAGACATTCTTGTTAGACACTTCTCCAGTCATACTATTTATTGTTATAGTTGACGAACGTTCTCCCAAGGACCCTCTCTATTGACCTGCACTTGTATTGGATAATCTGCCTTAATTTCAACATTAACATCAACCTCGTCAACTAACATCAAATCCCCAAGAACTTCAACAGGTGTACCATCAGGATTTGTCGGTGTATATACTGGATCAGCATCTTTGATCAAATCATCTGTTTCGTCAACAATAATGTTATCAGGTGTCCTATCAATATTCACAGCGGTAGTTAATGTAGGTGAAGAAACTTGTCCACCATCTCCACTAATAGTGTATAGGAAATCAAATGCTACTGGACCAAAACCATCCCAGGTAGGAACAACCCATGGATATTGACCTGATCTAGTAGTGTTAGGTTGACCTGCTTCAGAAGATGCTGCAAGAGGTAAATTGATTGTGTCTACAAGAGTAGTTCCAGTGTTTGGTCCTTCAGTATATCTTGCATATATTTGTACTCGATGTAATGTATTTGCATACTTAGATTCGTATGTAAATGTTATATTATTGTCCCCATAGTCTACTTGTGACATCACTTCAAACTTTTCAATAACTGGTATTTGATATACAGTTAGAGTACCACATGATGTAGGACTTGTACCACCTAATCCAGAAACATATGCACAATATGTTGTAGTTTCTGACGGTGATACATTAGCACTACCCGATAAGTTTGTATTAGTGATATCACCAGATGTCCATGTTACACTACTAGCATCACCACTATATGGCCAAGTTACTGTAGAATTTTGACCAGCAATTATAGGATTAGAACTAAAACTAATTGATACTGTCGGTGGAATATAAACAGTAACAAAAACACTTTGAGATCTACATGCAGCTTCATTACATACAGTATAAGTATATGTTTTACTGTTTTGAGGATATACTGTTACAGTGCTAGTACCAAATCCAGGATTTGGTACATCTGTTAATCCAGCGTTTGTTAAAAGTTGACCTGATGCACTATATGTTAAATTAACTCCCTGCCCTCTAATAACTGATGTAGGACTTGCAGATATACTAACATTTGGTGGAGGTGGTATTGCAGGACCCTCAACTGTCCAAGCAATAGCACAGGGGTTTTTATTAAAGTCTTCGTTTCCAGGAGAATTAGAGAAAGACCATGATATAGAAATGGTATCAAATCTAGAATAATATCTACTGGTGGTATTTCCTCCACTCTCAAATCCTGAAGCACTTACACAAGATCCATTTAAACAAGCACTACCCGAGTTATCTACAGCAGCACGTATAGTATATGTTCCAGAGACAGCGCATGTGAATGAAGTGCTACCACTGTCAGATAATCCATTTGCATTACCACCAGTATTAAATCTTTGAATAGCATAGGCATTCATAAATCCACTCCAGTTAGGATTAGACCATGTACTCCAACCTACATCTCTGCTTGTCCTCCAAACTACCATTAGATCTGCCTCACATTTTCCCAGATTGCATTATTATTTACCATAACTTGTATCGGTTGATCTGCCTTAATTTCAACAGGTATATCAATATCATCTAATTCAAGCATTTCTGTTAATACATCTGTATCTGGTGTGTAAATTGGATTTGAACCTTTAATTACTTCTGATTCTGGAACAGTTACCTCATCTGGAGTCTTATCAATAAGAACTGTGGTTGTTTTATATTCTTCGATAGCAATACCACCAGATCCTGTACCAATAATTTTTAATCTAGATTCAATAGATGAAGGACCCCAGGTTCCCCATGTAATCGTATGATCTACGCCAACATCATTATTGAGTCCAGTGACTTTTGGTGCTACAGCATCTGCATCATATGATACATTACTTACATCAATAGTAATAGTTTCCTGTAATATAGGACCAGGAACTGGTCCTTCCGCATAGTAATAATAAATTTCAATTTCTGCAGAAGTATCACAATATTCAATATCATATGTAAGAGTAATTTTTTCATCTCCATATGCAACATTTTGGGAAACTGCAAAATCATTAATTACAGGTATTTGTGCAACTTCAATCGTATAAGAAGCTTCTACATTACTAGAAGTTCCACCAACTCCAGATGCTTGTGCTGTATATGTTGTAGTTACGGTAGGACTAACATCTTGTGCTCCACTGAATATACCATTTGTAAATGTAGCACCTGGCCAAGTAAGTGTATCAGCATCACCCTCAACATCCCATCTCAATCTTGCAGTTTGACCAGTTACAATTAAGGTTCTATTGTTATCTTCTCTCACATATACTTGAGGGATCTCTACCCATTCAATAACACATTTACCTGCTTTTGCTATCTGATTAGGTTGATTAGGAGCAACAGGAGTACCGCTAGTAGGAGGAGTAACATTCTGAACCCTAATCAATCTTTCAGCAACAGTTTCTCCTCCACCAGATTGAAAAGTATCACGCCAGGTTGGAATCGTAAGTTTATCACCTATAGCATATCCAGTACCACCATTAAGAATTTCAACTAAAACTCTTGTATATAAATCACCATCTCCAATATCCCACGGAATAAATGTAACTCGAGCTCTAGCACCAAATCCAGGAGTGCTAGTAGAACTAGAGACATATTCTAAATCTTCTTCTACTATAATCGGATTTGTATTTGTCCAATCACCATTCGGTTCACCAATTCTATATCCTTCTGATGTTACATGCCAAGATCCACCTGTACTTGGTACATTTTCGTTACCACCTGTGCCACCCTCTGAGTTATCTGGGTCTGGATCACCAGTAATAGGATCAGTAAATTTAGCACTATATCTACTTTCAAAACCACTAATAGCACCACCACCAGTAGCACCCGCAGCGCCACCAGTACCGACAAGTCCTACCTGTAGAGGAATTTCAGCAGCAATACTTCTTTGATTTCCATTCTGATCATATGGTGATACATTAAATCCCATCTCAACTAAGTTTTGCCTAGTTAATACTAATTGTGCAGCAGCTGCACCACCTCCACCTTTTCCTTTACCTCCTGGTTTAGTACCAGTAGCAGTGATAGTAAAATTTCTAATGTATGTGTTACCACCACCAGCAGTTTGAAACCAGATGTCAACCCTAGATGCACTCTTATTATTAAATCCTTGAAATGAGTAAGGTATTCCGTTAGTGCCACCACCTGCTGCTTGCTGACTATTAGTTATACTGAATGACCAATTAGTATTTTCAAATGGTTGTAAAAAATTAATTCTATAATGCTTTCCAAATGGTGGTAAATAACCACTCTGCCCTTCAGCATTAGGATTCATCAAATCAATCCTAAACAAAGAACCATTAGTGGTAGTCGTATAAGTTACATTAGTATCATTATTGAATATATGAGTATGTGATGATACGTAAGTGTTATTTCCATCACTTCCTATTCCACCATCAGCTCTATATGAGGATAGAGTGCCACCTAGACCTCTATCGTAGATAGGACTTTGATCAGTACCAAGACCAGCACTACTTCCATTAAATTGGTCAATCGTAACTCCTAAGTTAGTCCAATCATATTCAGCAGAAATATTTACTTCACCACCTCTACCACCTGCATTTTTTTGAACAACTCCACTCTGTCTTCTTCCACCAGCACGACCACCTTCAGCTGTTATACCAAATATAGTAGTATCTCCTCCATTAAATCCAGGATATGCTACAAATTCTAAGTTGCCATTATTATTAACATCTTCTTCTCTAACACCTTCAGCACCTCCACCACTTCCCCAAATACTAATTCTAGCAGAGTGAATCCATGGATTTATCTGCCAGGTTTGAACTGCTTGACTTGGAGTAAAATTAAGATCCGAATTTACTCTTGATGATGGAAATGACATCTTAGAATTTGATTAGGTATTCTACTAACATGAATGGAGTTACTAGTTCATCTAATTTTTCTTCATTTTCAACCTTAACAGTTAATTGAGCAAATGCTCCACTCATATCAACTTGTGTTTCTGGATAACCATAAGTAAAATCATGAGAGTATGTTACAGGTCTCGTAATGTTATGTTTATGAACAGAAGTAGCAGTATGTTCAGCAGTTGTATCTCTAACATGACCTGCTAGTGGCATAGCTAACCTTCTCCCACTATCTTTACCACCACTCAAAGCAACTCTATGCTGAGCAGTATGATTCAGATATCTAGCACCAATCATATCATGCAAGTGACCTTGAAAATTTTCAATATTCAAAGTTGTTTCACTCGTTTCACCTGGCATATCCATACTAGGATTACCTAGCATAGCAATACCAGTATCACCTTCAATTGTTGCATTACCTACAAAGTTTGATGTAATTGTATTACCAAAGTTACTGATTACCTCAATTTGAGGTCCGACTCTATTAGTAGGAAATTCTTCTACGACTCCTCTGTCAACTGTAATAGAGTTGTAGAGTCCACTATTTCTACCACCAATAATAACTTTAGACCCAAGATCAGGTAATTGGAACTGTCCAAAATCTCCAATACTAGCATCTGGTTCTCTTATATTCGCATTATCTTTTCTAAATCTAGATTCGCTACCAGCACCAAGAATATTCCCTAAAGCAAAATAATCCTTGACATTCAAAATTGATCCATCGCATCTCAAGTATCCACCAGGAACATTATCTTGGAATACTGCTAAAGTAGGATCATTCTGCCCTTGCATACCTGGGACAGTATGGACAATAATAGATCCAGTGACACCGCCGTATTTTGATCTTTCGTATGTGTAATTTGCCATTTTAGTATGCTCGGATGATGTATATACAAGTTAACGATGGTTGTGCTGTGTCCATATTAATTTGCAAAGCACCTTCATTACTCTGATTATCCATTTGGGTAGCTGAATTAATATTTACTACAGCTTCCAATCTAGGTTGTGGTTTCAAACTGTTTTGTTTATATACAACTGTAAAAGGATCATGACCATGAGCAAAAAAGTTTGGGGACTGCCAGTCTGCACCAACTTGGTTACTAATCAAGGTATGATAATATCTATTGGGTGATTCTTGATAATAATTTCTATATCCACCTGGGACTGTTAAGTCTCTACCTTGAGCACCAAATGTAACTGTCTCATCAGAATCAAGTGCTTTTTGTGTCCACTCATCTAAATTAGCATGTGGGATATGATTAACTCTTTGTGGAGATAAGTTAATTGGTGGAGATTCACCTTTCATTCTTGTTACGACAACACCTTGAGTTCCTGAACCAAATCCACTAAAATTTCCAAAATTAGCCCAGTCTGCAGAATCATAAAGTGTCGTAGTTTGATCAGGACCAGTCCAATACAATTCCATAGCAACACCGTCAATTTGTTGCTGCTCGTTGGATGTACGGTCCCAAGAAACATATCTTGTATGTAAATGAATTTTGTCGTAAGGAACAACACCCAATCCTGGTCTTTGATTAGACAAAACATCTACAGTTTCATAAGATCCACCGTGCTGGTGAGATCTAATATGAGTATGTCCTAATTTTCTACCGCCTAGGAATACAGATTTTTCAAACTGACCATCAATTCTTTGATTGCCAGTAATTTGTCCACTATAACCACTTCTGTCGTTAATAGTAAAAACAACGTCAGTTTTTACATCGGTAAAAATTTCAGGAACACCATTATCAATATTAGTTCCAATATATGGTTCAATAAGAGTTTTTGCAGTTACTTCTGTGGCATTTGCTGTTGGAAAGTAACTACTTTCAATATCCATTAACATCCTACCATCAGTAAGATTTGGCAAGACAAATCTAGTAGGTGTTCCTTGATTTCTATAATCAGGAAAACTGCCACCTAATGCATCTGATGCAGTTGCAGTTCTATAAGTATCTCCAATAGCAAGAGCTAAAAGAGGATATTCAGATCCTAACTTCGCTGATCCATCACAGATAATCCATCCCGAGGGAATTGCACTTAATCCCCCACTCCAAGGCATGATAGTGCCGATAACGGCACTTTTCATGCTTTTTAATTCCTGATAGAATGACATTTCTTATACGTCCAGTAGATACCAACCGACTAGTGATGATGGTGCTGCAACAGATCCAACAGGTGCGTCAGCTCCTGCATAAACCAGAGTAAATGCAGCGTTAGGTGTCTGTACAACTAGTTCACCACCATTATATCCAGCAAGATTGTCTGCTCCAATACCACTAAGCATCGTAGTTCCTGTGTTGCTAGACTCACCCTGAACCTTAATGTTACTTACTGCTCTGACGACAAGAGACTTATTGTAAGTTAGGGCACCACCTATATCTATAATGCGAATGACATCGCCCATTTGAGCATTACCAGGCAATCTGAATAATGTATTGTCTTGACAGTTAATAAAGTAGTTGTAGTTAGCAACACCAGTAATAACACTATCTGCTGTGTATGTCCACTTCTGACCACCAGTATTGGTGATATAGTTTTGAATACCAGCAACTGTTAGAGCACCAGTAGAATCAGTTTGGAATGCAGTAAACGCCTCTTGAGTACCATTTACAGTTCTCACCGAGTTAACTGTTAGATCACCACCATTAACGATAAGATCAGCAGTTGCTCTATAAACAAACTGAGGATCATTTGGATCAGTCTGACCGAAGAATTGTCCGATCTGTACTGGTCCACCAAACCTACTAGTTCCATCACCAGTTGCAGAGAATGAACCATATACGGTAAGATCTCCACTAGAATTATCTAAGAATAGTTTATTTTCTGTATTGCCAGCATCTCTTACTAGAATATCACCACCAAAGATGTTCAAATCGCCAGTTGCAGTATCAACTTGTAGAGTTGTTCTTGCAGTATTAGAATTATCACCACCATCAGTGATGGTAAAGAACTGAGTATTTTCCTGACGTGAACCATTAATAGTTAACGTGTTCTCAGTAGTCAGAGTTCCTTGAACAAATGTATTACCAGATGCTGCATCAACCGTAAACTTATTATATCCAGAACCAACTCTTAGATTGCCTAGGATATCAGTATTACCAGTAGTAGATTCTACATTAAAGACAGTAACAGCAGGGTTACCACCATCATTTACACTGAGTGATTGTGGAGTCGTAGAAACTAGTTCTACGATAGAAACAAATTCAGTTCCAGATAATCTTAGGAAATCTCTGGTTGTAAGAGTTCCACCAAATTCTGCAATACCGATGTTAACATCTGCAGAACCATCACCAATACCAACTAATGGATCATCTAGTTCTCCATTATTATCATTATCAGCACCAGTGATGTAACTTGCACCACCCTGCTTATCAAGTTTAGCGATCACACATTCATCTGGGTGATCTGTTCTAATAGTTGTTCCTTCCTGACCCCTGCTAACAATCAATCTATATCCGTTAGGATCATTATTATTAGCAACGTTTGCAATACCAGTAACTTTAACAATTTCGCAATATTGCTCACCTTTTGGAGATACACCAGCAACTTCTGGTGTATTTGCATCAAATCTATCGATCAGTAGAAGATCACCAACATTAAAGTCAGAGGGTGTAGGTGTTGTGATCGGTAAGAAATATGTCGAACCAGAAGTCAAAGTATTTTGAACTTGGATTACTAGATCAGCACCAGATCCACCAAGAGAGGATGCTGGAATTGTGATAGTATCTCCAACAGTATATCCTTCACCACCATTAATAATCTGAACGTTTACTGTTCTTGGTACATCAAATCCGATGCTAATAGTAAATACTGCATTCTGACCTGCACCTGTAGTAGTGCCAGACAAGAATGGATATGTTCCAGGGATTCTAGCAGCATCATTTGGTGTTCCTGGTAGAATGACAGAAGAGATTTGACCGCCAGCAACTAAGAAAGTATTGGATCCCCATGAGGATACACCAGCAGTATCAATTTGTCTTCCAGTTTCAAGATACTTATAGAAATCAATATTTGGATTTTCGATTCCAGCAATTGCATGAGGAATTCTAGTGGTCGAGAATCTACCTCTTCTGATCTTGATAATACCAGCATTTAATCCACCATCTAGTCTAATGTTGCCTTCAACAATTGCAGAGGCAAGAACATTCAGTGTGTTTCTGATGGTAGTGAAACCACCAGTAGATCCTAGAGTAAAGTTAGTGGAGTTTTGTGCAAGTTTAACAGTTGTGGTTCCAGGGAACGCTTCGAGAGAAGCAGTCTGAGTAAAGATTCTAGATTCAGATGTTCCTGCACCAAATCCAGCACCGAACTCTAGATTACCATCTAGTTTAATTGCATATGTTTTAATATGCGTAAAGGAATTACTATCAGATGCAGATTGCCATGCACCACCAATCGTTACACGGGAAATAGATCCAGTTTGATTAGTCGCTGTACCAAGGTTAACAATAGAGTTGTTAGCATTTCTATGAATGTTGAGTGTGCTTGTAGTTGCGGATTCACCGACAGTAAAGACTTGTGATGTAGAAGTATTACCAAAAGAAATACTCTGAGCACCAGAGTAATTATTCATCAAGTTAAGAACTTGACCATCACCTGCCCAGTTTAGGATTGCTGCAGTATTGTTAATGAAGTTGAATGTAGTGTTAGTGGTGGTCAAATCTCCACCATTAACTTGTAAGTCGCCCGTAAGTTCAAAATTATTTGAAACTCTAGCATCTCCAATAACAACAAACTCTCTATCAAGTTCCTTGAATGGATTCGCGTTATCTACAACAGCAGTATTAACACCAACTCTACCACCGTTGGTGGTCATCACTCTGAATGTAGCGTTATCATTAGGAGTTTCAGAGTCTCCTCCAACCAAGAATGCATTATCTTGATTTGTTTCAGTCTTAGTTGTAGAACCTTCGGTGAGGTAAGAAAGAATCCTCTTACCACTTACAAATGCAGTACCAACAACGTCTAGGTTTGCTCTTGGTTCAGTCTCGTTAGAAACAAATGCATCATCCTTAGCTACGTGACTTGTACGAGCAATCGTATTAACACCTAACTTGTAATCACCAATAGATTCGGTCTCAGTTCTTAGTGCTTCTGCACCAAGGACTCCAAGTTCTTTCCAGTTAGAATTGGAGAATGCAACCTCTACATTTGGAGCTTGTGAAACAACACCGCCAGCACCTTTCCAACTTAATGTTTCAACTGCTATGTTGTCATTAATTTGGAAATGAACGTAATTGTTCGTTCCTACGAAAGGATCTCCAGGTTTGTTGTATACTGTCCAGGAAAGATTTAATCTGCTATCAAAATAGTTTGTAAATCTAATCTGAGAAGTTGATGTAATACCAATTGCATCATTAGAAACGTCAACACCATTATTATCTTTGAAGATCAACTTAACTACATTCGTTCCGTCAAACTCAATACTAAAGATATTAGTGTTTGAAATAACAGAGTAATAGTTAGAATAAATCCAACCAAGTGATCCGCTAGACGATACTTGCTGTCCCTTAAGTAGCATATCACCAGATTTTGGTGCTACTCCACTGTAACTGACGAACTGCGATGCAGATAATCTGCTACCACCATTAGCAACCAAATCAGAATTGTTTGGTGTAATGTTTGATGGAGTACCAGAAACAGTGTGAGTCTGAATCTGATAGTTCTGACCATTTCCTCTTGGATTAAATCCAAATACAGCAGCATCAATACGGTTCTTACCTAATCTAATATCACCAATATCTGGTGGGATAAAGTTAATTCTGCTGAGTTGCTCATCCTGCTCAAGTCCTGTAACAGGATCAACCGAAGAAACATTAGAACGAATAACTAGAGAGTTAAGAACACCAGCTTTGAGGTTCTTATCTTGTACACTAATAATAACAGGAGAATTAAAGACATTCTCTAAAGAACCATCATCACCAACAACTGTAATATTCTTATTGAACGTTACAGGTGTATCGAATGATGTAACGAGAGTACCGATTGGATCATCTGGATCATCGCTATCAGACAACACTGCTGCCTCAAGGAACGTCTCTTCGCCTGTAATAGCGTTGATCTTACGATTACCAATATAGAGGTCACCGTTGGAGTTTAGACCCGTATAGAAGACGATACCGCCGTCTTGTTTCTTACTTTGGGCATAGAAGTCCTCAGTAGGTGATAAGACGATCTCTTGACGCGCTGGGAGACCTGTAGAGTAGTTACCAGGACCGAAACCAAGGTATTCAAACGTGTGGTTACCAGCACGAGCGATAGATGGTCTTCTAAGTTCAACATAGTAACGTTGATCTGCTGCAACAACACTATTACCAGCAATCGAAATAGTACGATCTTCTGCACCAGAAGTTGCAGGTCCTGGTTGTGCTTGAATTGCATTTGATGCAGAATAATCATTATCTACAAATGCGGGGTTAGCAAGTAAATCTTGAACTAGTTCTTTAGTTACAGAGTTCTTATAATCGTTAGTTGTTACAAGACCATGGATATAATTATCAGCAGCACAGAATGTTGCTGGAGGATCAACTAACTGAGAAGCATAGTTAAGTTCTTCTGCTGTAGTACCATTCTTCTGGAACCAGAGAGGATCATTCTTATAGTTAAGAGGATACAAGCTACTGACTGGTTGAGAGAACTTAAACTTACGGAAGTTCTCAGCAACGCCAGCACCAGTTGGGAATGGAGAGATGTTACCGCGTAGGCAAGAGAGATAGTAGATACCATCTTGCTGACCTGCAATTCTACGCTGTAGAGTCTCATAGCTGAAGACGTAGAAGGAATCTTCAATAACTCCAACATCCTCAACACTATCAACATAGTATTCAACACCAGCGTCATCTTGAATACGATCACCAGGAGTGATAGTATAAACGTTAGCGCCGTTTTGCTTGTAATAATACTCAGGATAATTTTTTCTAATTAATGTTTTTAGAGGTAGCGATTTGCCCATATCCTGGTCTTCCAGCATATCAGCAAAAACAGAACCCTGAGTGAATCTAGTATTATAATACTCACTAAACTCTAGTTTACCACCACGGATATTCTTGAGGATTAGATAATGTAAACCACCGATGGTCATATATGCATGGATGTTAGCAATACCAGAGGAATTGCCACTCCACTCAATTTGGTTGGCAGTAATACTTGCAGTCTTATTGACTGTCCACTCACCGCCCTGAGGCGCATTAATTTGAACCGTAGTGAACGACTCGTTTCTTAGACCAGGGAAGTTCTTAGTATCAACTGCATGGTCAAATACAGTGAGTTGTAGATATTGTTTTAGAGGATCTAAATTATCTTCTACTAATCTTGCCGTTTGAATTGTTGCTTGAATACCAGATCTAAATCTAGCAAATGCACGATATTCAAGACCAGAACCAGTATTATCTTTTCTGTATGGATCATATGTACCAACAGCATCGCCAATAAATTCACTAGCATCAACTGGGTTTTGGAATCTAGCACCATATACAGTGCCAGCAACTGGTTTTAGTAGAACTTTCTGTGGTACTAGTTTACGAGTGTCGTCAGTTCTTGTCTTAATGACAAATCCATTAATAGGATCTCTTGCGTTTTCGAGATACTTAGGAATAACATAACGCAATTTATAGGTTCTATCATCTGCTTCACGCTCATCCTTGAGACGTGTGAACCACATATCAGTGGTTCTTTGTCTATCAGCAAAATCACTCTGCCTAATTCTGTAGAAGATATTGTCAGTATTGGTGCTCTCATTTTTAACATTAATATACCACTTACCAGTAGTAGAAATACCATCAGTAAATGCAGGGTCAAATTTTACAGGACTTCTACGCTTGTTAGAATAAACATAGAATTTTTCGGATTGACCAGATGTAAATGTAATTGGATTTACATTATTAATAGCATCCGCATGAGTCTTGTGAATGGTAATAGTCTTATCATTCTGATAGCGAGCAATAAATTCTTTTCTTGGATTAATTCTACCGTAGTTAGAATCACTAATGTCAGTTACTGTAACATCAGGATCGTTTGCATATGTTGTGGATACAATTGGTAGGTTGAAACCTTCCAGAGATCTGAGGAATACAGTATGTGGTGTTACTGAAGAGAATGGAACGTCAAAGATGTGCGAGACATCTGTTTGAATACCAGCGTTGATTGAAGTAGACAACTCAGACTTATAAGTATGAAGATCATACTTTTCATCCAAAATGAACTGATAGATATCAATCTCAACATCAGGATCAATTGATCCAGATTCAGAAGCATAGATGTAGATACCTGCAGCTGCATTCTCTTTGGATGTTGCGAGCATCAGTTTAGTCTGATCGCTACCATTAAAGAACGTTGTACTAGAATAATCCTCTGGTTGAGTTCTTCTACCAGGAGCAATTACATAGTAAGTTCTGTTAGTCTCGAAACCATTAGGTAGTCTAACAAGACGCTTATCAACATCAACATACTCACCCTTAGCAACATCAAAACGTGGACGTGGAACCAGTCTGACTGGTGTACCAGTTTCAAAGTTGTGTGGGTTAGATCCACCAAGACCAGAAGTATTAATCGTAAATACCGTTGCTCTGCTAGTAAAGGCAGCAAGACTTGTAGTCTGCTCTTGTCTAGTAACAGTTCCTACACCAGAATTAATGATCGTAGTGATGTTACCAATTAGTGTCTCAATAGCAGCAGCAGTTCCAGCACATTCTCTCTGAGCTGGTGTACCAGAACCAGTAGTAGTATCTACTAGAACTTCAGCACCAGAAGATAGTGTTCCTACGGTTACTGTCTTAGGTAGAGTATCTGCCCAAGCACCTTGCGTAAAGTCGAAGTATAGATCAATCTTCTGTCCTGATTGATTATTGGTAGCAAGTGCATCAACTGTTGTTCCATCATTTAAATAAGAACCAAATGTTCCCAGTTCAATCTCAGTGTTACTGACAATTCTCTTAACATATGTGTTTTGAGGAATTGTAATGTTAACCTCGCTTAGTGAATAAGGTTGATAGTTTGGATTGCTAGCATTCTCTCTTAACTGTACTTCTGCTGTCTGGAGAAGACCGTTTACATATGCTGGTTGTGAATTTGAACTATTATCAAATTCTCTTACTCTCATTCCAACCAGGATGCCACGAGTATCACCAACATCAACAATAGAAGAGTTAATTGTAGTCTCACAACCAAATGCAAGGAAGTCGAAGTTTCTCATGGCAGCAGTTGCCATTTGTCCGACATAGTTCCATGCATCGATGGTCTCTGTCTTCTCTCCGTCAATATACTCTAGTTGGTTTCCAACATAGTATGCTTCACCTGCCTGTACAGAGTTGATGTTACCACCAAGTCTAAGGTCAGATACAACAGCGTCAACGATGTAAGAAACGTCTCTGTAGCACTTAGAAACCTCTGCATCAGTAGTAAATCCACCTCTATTCAGTACAGGTAGATCTGCTAGAGATGCTGTAGTAATAGAATCTACAGCAATATCAAACAAGTTCTGAATAGAACTACGTACATTAGCACAATCCCATTCACCATTATCTACTAGTGGTAGGGTAGCAAGACTACCATTATTGATTACCTCTGTAATTAGATCAATTAATGTATTGACTGTAGAAACAACATCAGAACAGTTTCCTACAACATAATCACTAGGTTGAACAGGAACCGTTCTGGTAACTCCAACTGGAATACTACCTACTCCAGTGTTATCAGTTCCAATAGAATCAATAATAATAGACAAAGCACTCTGTGCTGCAGTAATTGCAGTTGTGCATGTAGGAGAATCCCAGTCAGTAACGATAGTATTATCAATAACTTGTGTCAAGTTATTAGATCCTGTAGGAGTCAGAGAATCTTGTCTGATAATTGATGGAAGAATAGTGCTTACTTGAGTAAATACTTCTTTCGCTTCATCACGCTCAGAATCTAAGAATGTCTCAGCAGATACACCATAGTTAATGCAGTTTGGAGTAGCAGAAACAAATGTGTGATCAGACTGAGGAAGATGTTGTACAGCGTCCGTTGCAGCAGTAACAAATGTATGTGGTACTCCTGCAGCTGATCCCGCATCACCAACATTAACAGTAATAGTTGTTGCAGTTACTGCCGTAATTGGCATAGAGCGACCAGCATATGGATCTGATCCAACTCTAGGATAAGTGTGCTGAGTAGCATTATTATCCTGATCACAAGTAAATGTGAATGAGTTAGGTACAAGGAATACACCCTCACTTACACTCAAACTATGAGCACCGATGGTGATTTCCATGTCACCAGTGGTGGAGTTGTATACTGCATTTGTAGGTGTAAAGTTTACGTTAGGACCAGAAGCACCAACATTAACAGTAATGCTAGTTGCATCTGCTGCAGTAATTTGCATCCACTGACCAGCATATGGATCATCAGGACTTGGAGACAAGTGCTGAGTCTGGTTGCTGTCCATGGTGCATGTAAATGCAACACTTTCAAGATCCATTCTGATGTATTGTCCCTGCTGCATGTCATGACCAGGAACAGTAAATACAGACAATCCAGTTGCTGGATCATAAGTTACATTTGTAGGAGTAAATTGCTTTCTCTTACGCTCTGGACCGAAGTATGGCATAACTCCAGTAACATAGATCTCAGCAGAATCGTAAGATCTCTGGTTACCACCAAACTTAACATCATACATTACTTCCTCAAGGACGTTATATACGTCATCGAGACAGTCTTGCTCAGTATTAGTTGCTTGTGGTAGATATGAAGGATAAGTCTGCTTCATTCTCTCATAAGCTTCCTTAGCAATAAACTCTTTATTGTTAAGGACAATATTATATGCATCTGCATTCATGTCAGATACAATTGCAGGATCACCTGTATTGTCAAGGGTGATCGTTAGATCTCTTTGATAGAGTTTGTTATTAATTGCTAGGTTTACAGCATCAGCAATACGCTTAAATGCGGTAATTGATGGTGCTTCTTCACTAACTAAACCATCAGCGATTGGATTTCCATTACGATCAAAGTATGCTTGTGCTGCAGCAATACTATATGCATTACCACCGAACCACAAATCTTGCTGAACTGCATCTAAAATGTGTCCGATATCTCTACGGCACTTGCTCTCCCCAACAGTTAAATCTCTAACAGTTGGTGTAATGTAGTTTGGATTTACAGGATCAGTGATAACATCTGTGTTACCATCACTAGTGATCTGTGTAACAATAGATGTTAATGTAGCAATAGTATTCTGAACATCAGAACATGCATTAGGATCAGTAACAGCAAGGTCACCATTTCCATCACCATAGACTGCCTCACCTTGACTGACTGTTAGATCTTGATAACCACCAGTTAGTTGGTTAGATACTGCATCTTGTAGATAGTCTCTAGCAGCGTTAAATCCTGCAATACTCTGTGTTTGTTCTCCTTGTAATCCACCAGCAATCCAGTTCTGTCCAGTAGCATCAAAGTATTCAGAGATAAATGTTCTAGTCCAGTAGTTACCACCAACAAAGATATCAAGAGCAATTGCATCAACAAAGAATCCAATATCTCTTCTGCACTTATCGGGTGATCCACCTGGGAAAACAAATGCTGGATACTGTGATTGAATTTGTCCGATAGCATAGTCTTGAGCACCGATCTTATTACGGCGAATCAAACGATATGCTGTCTTGAATCTAGACTGATCATACTCCTGAGCATCGGGTGGAATAAAGAAATCGGGATGATAAACAGCAATCTCTGCTAGAGCGTTATCTTTAATCCAGTCTTTGTTGTCCTCGATGAGGTTGTAGGTAGTCTTATATCTCTTAGCATCTTTGCTAGAGAGATCATAAGTTACACCGTTAGTTGTTAGTGCTGCCTCTTCTGCCTCAGAACCAGTGTATCCATTAACAATAGGACCACAGGGGTTGTTCTGCTTGAGTGATAGGTCAGGTGCTGTGCCACTTGGATCATAAAGATCTGCTTTTACATTTAAGAGGTTAGCAACTGCTTGCTTACAAAGGTCGCGAGCTCGTGCTAAACACCATAAGAAATCTTCCTGAGCAGTAGAATATTGAGTAAGATTACCATCTCCATCAAAATATGACTTGACCATATTGATGGTGTTTGAGTTACCACCATCTCTCAAGTCTTCCGCAACAGCATCAACGATAAACTGAATATCATCAGGGTTAATGCTATTTCCTGGGTTTTTAGTATTAATGCTGACTAGTACATCATTAACAATCTGCTGTCTGTTTGAGACAATTAGATTACGAGCATCGAAGTATCTGTTTGCCTGGGGATCTCTTCCTGGGTTTACATAAGAGATGTTCTGAAGTCTAGGATACTTTTGTAGAATATAACCAAAGACTTCCTCTTGGATCATCTTACGGTTACTTTCAATCAAGTTAGCAGCATCAGCATAGATGCTATTAACAGAAACTCCAGATGGATTTAAGATTTGTGGAGCAGCGATGTACTTAACAAAACCAGTTGGTTCAAGTGATACGTTGAACTCATCAGGACCATTATCAGTAACTGGATCCATTCTTACATATAACTTCTCACCAGTCTTAGCACCTAGTCTCTGTCCACCAATAGTAACAGCTGGTCTCTCTGAGGGAAGGAGGATATCATTACTACCAAGGAATAGTTTAGTGAAGTTAGTAGCTTCTTGGTTTGTTCCTCTAACATCAACAGTATAATACTGAGTTTTTTCAATATTTGTAGCACTATCGTCAACAATTTGTGGTGGGATAATATCAGTGATGTATCCACCTTTATCTTGGTTAAAGGCGAAACCTTTAAAACCAATAGCATGTAGAGATGTATTACCGAAGTTGGAGTTAGAGTTGGTGATAGACATGTCACCACCTGACTCCATCAGGAAGTGATCAGCGAAACCAACAGCGAAGATAGAAACGTTCTGGATGAATGCATCTTCTGAAGCGCGGACGTGGAAGTTTCTCCAGTCATCCTTCCAGTAAGAATCACCCTTTGCGTGATAAGGAACCGTAGCAAATGCGTCAGTTAGTGATGCCTGGTTCCAAGTGTTAGAATACTCATCATAACGGATGAATGCTCTATCGTCCTTCTGGAGCGAAACACCCGTGTACTGCGCGATAACCATCGACTTAAAGCCTGTCGCCTTAAGACCATTCGCCCAAATACCGCAAATACCCCACGTAGAACGGATAGAGCAGTTAAAGACATACGGAGATGCGGACTCAACAGAGTCAACTTCCGCGAGAGTTTGAGCGTTCTGACCTAGTGCTGGTGTAGTATCTACACTAATAGTGCGTCCTGCAGTAATACCAGTTCCAATAGCACTAACAACTTCAGGAACCTCATATGTAAACTTACGAGGATCGTTCTGATCGATCTTGACGATAGGGAAGATACCCTCAAGTACCGTGTCAATCTCTGTGTTAGAGATAGCAACGAACTGACCAGCAAAGTAACCATGGTCAGTCTTAGTTGTTACTTCAATTTCTGATGTAGATGCAGGGATGCTAGGAATAGTTGTAGCATCATTAAAAGTCAGAGACTCAATAATTCTAGAGTCGGATAGAGGACCAACAATTCTGTTCTCCTGAACTCTGAAATCAAATTCGCCAGGATCATCAATTGTAGGTTGATATGCAGAGAAACCTTTAGCAATCTTTCTATAGTAAAGACTTAGCTCTTCTGTATCTGCATATTCAAATACAGTTAGTTTGTGGTGAGAATAATTAGGAGCAGTTAGTCTAGTGAAGTCATTAGGGTCATAGTAGACTTCACCAGTTCCTTCGTTTGCATTATAAAGAGGAGATTCTGCAGTGGTCTGACCATCCTTAATAGTAAACTGCCAGAAGTAACAACCACCAGTTACGTTAAAGATAGCAGAGCGAGGAACAGTTACCGACGCAGGGTCAGGAACATATAGAGGACGAACAACAGTACGGCGAAGATCATAACCGACAAGCGATGAACCTCTGGGGATGATAGCACCACCCTCAGTATTGTTAAACTTATAAAGTACGTTATCTGGGTTAGAGATATCTAGAATGGAGTTATCAGTCCACTCATTAGTTGCTTGGTCAAAACCAAAGATATCAATACCCGCAGTGTCACCAAGACCAGGACGGTTATCAATATAGTGAATACCAGGCATCAGCATGATGCTGAACTGGTCAAATCTATCGTTTCCGAAACCAGGAAGATATGAATATCTTGCGATTTCTAGGAAAGCACGCTGGATGCTTTTAAATGGTGTTACAGGTGAATTACCTCTATTAGATAACGCATCTGTCGCGTTGAAATCATCAGGAGAAACATAAAGATACTTACCAGTTTTGCTGCTGATAAGGTTATCCAGACGTGTTAATGGCATGATTATTCTGACCCTGCAGTATAAATTTATCCTCGGATTTATTTATACGCGAGGTTTGTACCTATCTCCCAGAATAAGCATTCTTACTATCTCCTTTGAACACAAGTAAATGTATCCAAACTGTTCTCTATAAGTTGTTCTATACATAACTCCTCCACCTGGGCTCGAACCAGGGACAAATTGATTAACAGTCAATCGCTCTACCTACTGAGCTATAGAGGAATGAAAATAACCGCTGCAGCGTCCCACAGCGGTAGCACCAAGAGGGATCCCACCTCTCTCTCACATGGGTTGGTTTTCCAGTTCTTTTTTCTCCTGGAGATGTGAGCACGGGTGTCGCCATCCCGTTTATGGAGAATAGGAGACTCGAACTCCTGACAGCCTGCTTGCAAAGCAGGTGCTCTACCAACTGAGCTAATTCCCCTGGAGCCATTCGACGGACTTGAACCGACGACCTGAGCTTTACAAAAGCCCTGCTCTACCAGCTGAGCTAGAATGGCATTCGTTTAAATTCAAACGGTCCATAATCAGAACCCCATACTTTCTGATTATTTTCCGAATGAAGACCTCTATCCAGAACAGTATAAGTTTCGGCAGAAAGTTTTACTTGGTTCTGGACATAGGTTTTAACGTTACCACGCATGACCCAACATTCACAAGTGTCGTTCTGACCCTCGAATGTTTGTGGTCCTGTTTGTCTAATAATATTATCACATCCCTCACGATATGTCAACAAATCGTCAGTGAGTTGATCTAAATTAGCACACTGCACAAATTTTGCTGGTGTACGAATTTCGTAATTCTTCAGGCGTAGATAATCACCTTCGTCAATTACATCAATTACAAACTGCCTGTAGGGTCTATTTAGTAGATAACTATATGCCTGTTCTCCATAAAATCTAGTCTCTCCAATCTTACGATGACTAACACGAATATGTGCATAGCGAGTAGGGTGACTTTGTGCTTGACGTTTGTTAGCAAAAGTACCCTCGAATAATTCAAGAAACGTGTTCATCAGGCAATACTTCAGGATTAACGAGATCTAATTCAAACAATACAGGGTGGCATTCTTCAGCAATCAAATAATCAGAGTATCTAAAGATATCTTCTAGTGTATACTCTGGATTAATTGCTGCCTCAGACAAGATCCATTTGTCTTCTTTTTCCTCTTTTTCAAGAACATCAAAAGCAAATGGCATGTTCTCCACATAATACATTAAAACAGGTTCGTTGTCAACGAATACATGCTTTTTACTGATGGTGTACTTATAAGTTCTAGACATGGTTTGTCAGGAATTCCTGGTAATACTATTTAACAGGAAAGTGCGAGTGGCGAGACTTGAACTCGCACGACTGTAATAGTCAACAGATTTTAAGTCTGGTGTGTCTACCGATTCCACCACACTCGCTAGTAGTAGTTAAAGTTGATTGCAACTCTTATCTTCTCATCAGTACAAGTCGCACCTGTATGATAGTCTTTTGAGTTGAACAATACAAGTCTGTTCGCTACACTGTTTATTATACCATCATCAGCAAATTTTGTATACCCATTATTGGTGTTAACATAATAGATTGCAACTTTTGTTTTGTGATGATTGTCTAAGTGAAATCCGTGCTCAATATTAGTCTCTGTTCTGGGAAGTAAGATACCTTTAATTCTGAGAATAGCAATCGGATCTAATTTTTCTAGAATTGGAACGATGAGATTAGAATACTCACTCTTGAAACCATAGTTATAATAAAAACTGTGTCCAAATTGATAATTGTATTGTTCTCTGCAGAGAAGATCTTTAGATAGAACAGAATTTGCAAAGTACCATGGAAAGTTTGCACTCATCATGGTACTTGCAAGTGTATTGAACTGTTCTTCTGGAAGAAAGTCGTCAATAACCTCCATTACTGGGGACGTGTGGGAGGTGCAGACAATTTGATTAATGACTGTCGTTTAATAAATGCTTTGAGTTCGGGAGTCTCTTCCCATTCCCAGATTTCCTCACGTCCTTTGCTGTCGGTCTTCTTGAATTGCTTTAAAGCCATGGTGTCTTTATCCCTAACATAGTTGATTGTACTGGGTTTTCTGAGGTTTGTCAAGACTACAGAAACATTCCCCTATCACTCATATACTTTAGTGCCTCTTTCATGTTACCGATATGTTTCAATCCGATAGCAATCTGAGGATATGTTGCCTCTGTTCCAAATTCATTACGAAATTGGTGATCTTCAAAGTGTCTGCCTAATTCGTATTTCTGGAAGTCAGTTACTTCTCGTAGATTTTCTAAGAGTGCTGCCATACGCTCACACTCTTGACTGCCGTTACTGTAAATTACTGCAGTAGTCATTTGTTTGTGTGGTTGAATTCAATAACGATCTTTTCGTGTTTGGTAGTTCTGTCAGAAACATAGTAATGTTTTGCTTCACCACCCAAGATCTTACAGATATTATCTAGCTGAGTTTGAACAGCAAATTTTCTAAAATCTTCGTCAATCATTTTGATTTTGCCATTTATCAATTTCTTCCTGGGTAGGTACTTTGATTGTGAAGGCAGTACCTTCTTCCTCAAATTCCTTGTTCATCTCTTCGTATGTCTCAGGAGTGATTTTTTCAGTCACGTTGCCTCCAATCATCAGGTTTATCTTGTTTGAACCAATCAACGATCTCATCCGCACCAGAGAACCCTGTGCGGTAGTTGGAGGGGTCTGGATCTCCCAGACCCATCTTATTCATGAAATCGTCCATCGTGCCTTCCTGGATGTCCTGGGCAGCATGGCGACGTGCTTTACGCAACCATTCACGAGCAGTTGTATTTGCCTTGGACAACTTCTCTGCCCAGATCATGTCCTCTAGTTTTACATCTTCTTTGTTAGCGATCTTCTTACAGATGAATTCTAATCGTAGTCTGTATTGAGTAGATAGCATGTCAGTCCCGCAGTTTTAGTTCTAGATCTTCAAGGCGATGATACTCAGAATGTGCCCGCTCTTGGCGATCACATACGATATCGAGAATATCATCCATAATGATATCGTTATCTACGTAGTCGTCAAGGTAGGTATCGATAGCTTCTTTGAGGTATCTATACCTGTGCCATTCCTTTGAATAGGGTTTGTAGTTCATGATAAAAGATCATTCAATTTATTTAGAGGCATAAAAAAAGGGCACCCGAAGGTGCCCTTTAAGGTTATGTAGATCAGAAGTTGTACTTCAGACCGACCTTACCGCCATAACCACGGTCGATATCGTCATCACCTGATCCAACGAACGAGACTTCACCGTATGCACCGAGTTTCTCGGTAACAGCAACGCCGATACCTGCCTTACCAGAAGGAACAGTGTCGCTGTCGCCACCGTCAGGGGAGACCAGGGTAGCACCGCCCTGAACGTAGTATGAAGCAGATTCTCCCAGAGCACCCTCGTAGCCTACGTGGAAATCTGTCGCGGCACCAGTGTAGTCTGCGCCCGTCCAGCCTGCGTTGGTTTCCACGTTAACGTAGGGTCCAGCAAATGCAGCGGGAGCAGCAAAAGCAGTAGCAGCTGCGGCAGCAGCAAAAGCAGTTTTGATCATTTTTGTTTTCCTTTTGTGTGTTTACTTGCGGAGTGGTTACCCGCAGATGTTGAATGAGGTTCTCCCCATCGCATGTATACAATTTATCAGGGTTAGGTCGAAAAAGCAACCCCCCTTGTGCCAGTTTGAGATCAGCATTTCCTAACAGTTAGTTAAGTAAGATTAATGCACCTGTGATATTGACTGTACCCAAAGCAGTAATATCTGCCATACCCCCTGCCTTGACACTGTAATTGAGACCTACCTTAGCAGTCATAAAATCAGCAGAGTCATATGTCTGACCACCAATAGCAGTCTTAACACTATAAGATGAGTCTCTTGCTTTGATTAAGGGTGGTGTTCCTGGTTTGCCTGCAACAACATGTTGCTCTACGCCACCAATCCACTGCTTATAATCTCCTAGAATTGTCCAGTTAATGTGTCCTGTAGATACAATATTTTTAGAACCTCTAGGATCAAATGTAAGAGTAGTGTCTTCAGATGTACCAAAGTTCATCTTCTGACCTAGAATAACCTCTTTATCATTACTGGTTACTTTTTCAACACTACCAGCATTCATAATTATAGCACCACCACCAGCAGATCCTGCTTGAATATTAACTTGTGTCTTACCAATTAGCAACAGTTCTTCTGATGCTTCGATAACAATTTTCTGTGCTCTGATGTATCTAGTGCCGCCTGTGGTTTTCTCTACATAATCACCATAGCACTGAACGTTCAACGCTTGGTCTTCCTCATCATCACCCGCATTAAATTCTAAATTAGATCTGTGTTCATGCTTTGCTTGATATCCCCAACTATGAACGCATAGTTTTCCACTACCAGGACCCTTTTCTTTATTCCTTTGTCCTGTGATAATTTTTACTTGACCATCACTATTCTGTAGAATCGTAGACGCATCAGGTCCATCAATTCTAAGTGCTGCAGTCTCGCCATCAGGGAGCAATCTCTCGTAGATCTCAGATCCTGTTAAAGTTCCTTTATTCCATGTTCTAAACCTAGGACCACAACCAGTATCCTGAGTTTCATCAGGAGTTGTGGGTTTTGCTATAGTAGTAGGATATGTAGAAGCGGGTTGTTGTTTTGACATTATGGGCAATCAACGTAGCGACCAGTTCCAATCTTAGTAGAACCAACCTTGGTAAGTGCATCTGTATCTAGACATGCTAGAGATGGCAGTAGTTTAGCACCATAACCACCGCCTCCAACAATTATAATTTCTGGGAATTCGTTGTATGTAGTAACACGATCAAGAACTCTAGCACCGATAACAAAACCATCCTCGTTAATGATTGCTTCTGCTACATCAGTCCTACCATCAACATAAATTGTTGGTGGTTCTTTATAATCAACTCCTGGTCTGATAACAGTAAATGCATCAATAATGCATCTCTTACCATTATCATCAGCAAGATTTTTTCTATAACCAAAACCAGGAGTCTTAACACGAATTTCTGTCAAGAATCCATCCCTATCTAATAGAGCAGTTGCTGTTGCACCAATACCTTCACCAATAACAAAAACATAAGGTGGTTCTGCCCATGGAGATCCTGGATTAGATACAGGAATATCAATAATTCCACCAGTATCATCTGTAATAACTTCGTCTGGATCAACTGTTGGTGGTATGAATGGATCTGTGATTAGACGGTCTTCATCATCACTATCATCAAAATCATCAATATCATTATCAGATACAATAACAACATCAGCAAACGCTCCTGTCCCATTAATGGTGAATCTGAGAATTTCAGCATCTTCTACAACACCATCATCTTCAATACCAACAGTTACAGTTGCTATATTATCGTTTATAACAAAACTTCCATTCAGGTTTCCAGTGATAATATCATCAGATGTAATACCATCTCCAGATAGAGTGTAGTAGAGGATTGTTCCTGTTTCTACATTTGCAGTAGAAATTGTATATACAATAAATTCTCCCTCAGGGCAAATTTGTCTATCAGCAGAAACAGAATAGAACTGTTCAATTGGATCTCCAGTTACATCATCGAGTCCATCTTTTGGATCAACATCAATTGGTGTAACATCATTTACATCTGGTCCTGTGGTGTCTCCATCACCATCATCATCTGTGGGCACATCAGCATCTGGGAAAGTTGTAGGAATCTCATACGTTGGATTTCTAAAGGGACCTCGATATGGATCATAAGGTTCCCTTTTATCATATTCAACAATATTACACTCACCAAGATTCTTTCTAAACTTAGACTGAACCTTACTACCTTTTAATGGAGTATTTTTTCTTAGTAAGATAAAGAAGTTCTCTTGCTCTTCCCTTTCTTGTGAATTTACAGTTCTGACCTGAATTTGTTTTGATGTCTCTCCTGGAGCAAAACCAAGAATATCCTTTACTGGAATATAATCTTCGTTCTCTTTTGCAGATCCAAGGTAACTAAGAGTTCTGTAAGTTACGGAAGACGAAACTTCTGTGTATCCAGATCTGGTTACAGTAAAGACAGCAATTTCTCCTTCTTGTACTTCAATATTGTCGATGTTATATGTAATTCTCTTTGTTTGCTTTACTCCTTTATTATCATCTTCTGGATCTCCCGTATATCCTCCGCTAGGTGGAATGTCACCTCCCCCAATACTACCTTTAGGAATACCACCAGTAAATCCAATAGTAGTAAATTCTAGAGTGTTGCCCTTGTAAGCATCATCACAAACATACTGAGTATAATCTGCTCCAGTTGCTGGGAATAGGTTATCAATATTGTCAAGTAACTGATCTAAGAAATCATCCTCTTTTTCTAATTCTTCTCCACCATTTGTACAGACTGCCTTTTTCTTACTACAGGATCTGTCTGGACCAGAACAAGAGATACCAAGAAGATTTAGTACAAAATTAATTGCTCCTCCAAGAATATTCAGTGGTCCAGCAATAGCACCTAAGATATCACTGATAGGACCAAGAATGCTGCTAAGAAGATCACTCATCAGAGCGTTAATCTTAGACATAATGCCGCCAACCAAGGCATCAATTTGACAAGCTACGGATTTATAAATCTGCTGAACATAGCTCATCAAAAGATTTGTCAAGAACGAAGCAAGGCGATCACCAAGATCTGCCATCGAGCATCCTAAGTTCTTTAGTAAGTTATTAAAAAATTCTGTTACTGGTGTTAGTGAATTACCATCTTCCGATGGTCTCAATAATGCATTAATTAGATCTTTTACTGCATTCTGTAGTTTCTCAATAATGAAACCTTTTACTCTAGCGACAAACTCCTGAACTACCTTCATCGCTTTGTTAACATAGCCTCTTGCCATGTTAACTCCATCCATCAACTGACCTGTCGTTTGATTGACAAGATATGTACCAATATTTCCACCGTTGTTTTGAACAGCGGCAAGAAATTCTCCCATGATGCCAGTTAACTGTGATGACATATCGTCATTATCACATTTCTCTGCCTTAGACTGACACCAATCTTCCGATGCAGCAGTCTTATTTTTTATAGGTTCTACTTTTGATGGAGGAACGTTTACTCTATAATTCTCATCCGCATCACAAGTGCCATCTGGTAATCCTCCTGTACCAGTGTTTTTTCCAGTCTCTGCACCACTCTTATCTTTTTGAATGGGGGTGCCCGTCTTTTGAGCAACCAGTTGTGGAATTGCTGTGGTAAATGGTGGAGTTTCAGGTGTTCTCTCAGTATATACTTTTGTAGCACCTGGGGTCTGACCGATGGAACCCATAATAATGGGTTTTTGTTTTTCGGTATCCATATAGAAACCGACGACCCAACATCCAATCTCTAGTTGAGGATGTGCTCCACCAGAGTTACCAGGAATAAATGGAACCGTTACTGGCATCATCACATTTGCCCATGGCAAATCCGCCGTACTTAATAGTTCAGGATCACCTGGATGATCTCCAACAATACGTACTTTGAATCTATAACCACCTTTGTTGTTTTTCTCATCAGAGGCAGTTCCTTCAATTTGTCCTACCCACCAATTGAAACCATCTTGTCCAATTCGTTGGGTAGGTAGCAACTGTGATACTAACTGATCCATACTAATTAATTATCATGCAACTTACACTCTGGTGCGCCTGGTTCTACTTCACAATAAAGTTCTAGTGCTGTGGGATCGTGGTGATCTCCTGCCTCAATCTCTTTTTTGTGGTTCTCAACGTACACTTCTAGTTCATGTAGTTCTTCTTCTACATGACGACGTTGCTGAGGAGAAGTTGTAGGATTTTCCAGAATCTTCTTATCCTCTTCGATATGCTTTTCGATACTATCCATAGGTAATTACCTCCTGTGATTATTTAGTGCCGTGTTTTGATTCTACATCACCATACGAATCTCGCATCAATCTTAAGGTTGTCGTAAACCTTCCGTTAGTAGACTTTGTTGTATCGTAAGTGTGTGTTACCTCCTGAATAAGATAGATACCACTGCTTTCTGCGTCATATGGTTCATCTTTCGTTCTTTCGGTTGGTGCTTTGTTTGTTAGTTTAATGTCAATCCTATCTCCTGCACAAATTTCAGAATTGCCAGGAATGACAATTGTTGCCATTTGTTGTTTTAGTAGTTCATATCGCATTAATGATTGTGCAGCATAGTGTTTATGGAAATCTGCAAATTCGCTTGGTTTTTCTGATTGGTCTGATTCTTCAAAAGATGCAATATCTGGTTCATTATACCACGATTCATGATCCAAAACCTGAGAGATAATTCTTGTAGGATAATCAGCAATAGTTTTACCACCAAACTCAATAAGTGCTGGTGTATTTTGTGCTCCAAGATGCTTCATGTCATTATACGCATCTTTGATACTATAATCATATTCATGATATTGTCCTGTAGAATGATTGAAGAAAACAATCAGACTGGAATACTTACCTTTTCTCATAGCAGTCATAACATCAATCTCAGATCCAAATATAGAATCAGAAATTGTAAATCTATCATCAGCACCATCAGACTGGTTTGATGGTTTCTCTACATATGGTCCCCATGGAGGAGTATCTTCATTATCATCTAGTAGATCATCGACTGCAAAGAAGTTGTATCCTCTTTTATTTTCCCAGAAAAAATATCCTGCAGATCCACCAACTTTTTCTCTCTCAGAGTCAGATTTAGAAGTTGATGTTCCAGAACTTGTGCTACTTTTTTTGACACTTTTTATACAGAGAGAAGAGATAACATCAAACGGTCTTCTGTTGGTTGGTAGATACTTAACAGCGAATTGAGTAGTAGCATCTTCAGGGAAAAAGTTTTTCTCTGTTTTTAGATCTTCTCTTAGAATTTTCTTGATAATATCATCAGGTTTTCCCTCTAACCTTTTCATCAATCTTACACACTCATTATTAAGTGCTTCTACAGAAATAAGTCCAAGTGTGTATGCTTGTGTCTGATTTTTTGCATATCTATTTCCAACCGTCCAAACCTGCATCACATATTCTTGTGGATCATCCTGAACTGAAGTTTGTACCGCAACTTTAACAGTTTCTCCTCCTTGAATAGGAAGATCTGACAGTAGCGTTGCACTATCAACTATTCTCAGTGTCGCAGCAACAAATGGACT